AGTCGCTACATACTATCCTAACCAAGCGGAAACTAGAGTTGGAAGACAAACTTGCTCTAGCTTTTCCTGCTTGGGAAAAGTTTTGTGGAGAGAAAGTTTACAAAAGAGACAATAGAAAAAAAGGTATCAAAGCAGGTGTACCTGTACCTATTTATAAAACTGAATTATTTAATCCAAGTTCAAGACAACATATAGCAGATAGATTAATTAAAGTTTTAAATTGGAAGCCAAAGACTTTCACACCTACTGGTGTTCCAGAGGTAAACGAAAAAATTCTTAATTCACTTCCTTATCCTGAAGCTAAACTTATTTCACAGTACTTGATGGTACAGAAAAGATTAGGTCAGTTAAGCGATGGTCAACAAGCATATTTAAAATTAAACAACAAAGGGAAAATTTATGGAAAGGTTATTACAAATGGTGCGGTCACAGGCAGATGTACTCATCACTCACCAAATCTGGCACAATGTGTTTCGAGTAGTTCGGAGTATGGTAAAGAATTTCGTTCCTTATTTTATTCTCCTACCGATATGGTTATGTGTGGTATTGATTTTTCTGGTTTGGAGTTGCGTGTGTTGGGGCATTATTTGCATAATTATGACAATGGGAATTTTTCGAAGACACTTCTTGAAGATGATATTCATACCGCCAATCAAAAAGCTACAGGACTTTCCACTCGTGCTAAAGCTAAAACTTTTATATATGCTTTCATTTATGGTTGCGGAGATAAGAAGCTCGGTGAAATACTTAATGTCACTCACGAAGAAGCCAAAAGAGTAAGACAAAGATTTACCAAAAGTTTACCTGCACTTGCTACATTAATAGATGCAGTAAAACATAAATTTAGAAACGTAGGTTATCTAAATGGAATTGATGGCAGAAGATTAATTTGTAGAGCAGAGTTCAGTTCGCTTAATACTTTGATTCAATCTTGTGGGGCTTTATTGGTAAAGCAGGGAACAATCATTCTTAATGAAGAATTACATAAAGCAGGTTTTAAATGGAAAGAAGACTATGCAATGGTTTTACATATCCATGATGAAATGCAGTTCATAGTTAAGAAAGAAAGACTAGAAGAATTTAAAACAATAGCACAATCAATATTTAAGAAAACACAGGACTTCTTTGATTTTAGAACACAGTTAGATGGTGAAATTAAAGTTGGCGTAAATTGGTCTGACACTCACTAAAGCGAAACCTGACTTCGACAAAGATTTAAAATTTGGCGAGAAATACGAAAACGAATTTCAAGAAGCAGTAGAGGGTAAAGTCGAATGTAAGACTGACAGGTTATGTCAGAAGACAGGCAATGTTTATATAGAGATAGAAAGTAGAGGAAAACCATCAGGTATACATACTACTAAATCTAAGTATTACGCTATTTGTTTATGGGTCGAAAAACGTAAAGACCAAACGTGGGTATTAGTGCCTACAAAAATTCTCAAAAAATTAATGAAGTCTTATCCAGTTAAAGCAGGTGGAGATAGATGGACTTCAAGAGGTCACATCATTCCAAAAGAAGATTTACTGAATTTATTAATATGAAGAAGTTATTAAAAAATAAACTCATCTTACCAGACATAGATGAAAATGACTTTCCATATAAATTTTATAAGTGTTGGTGGAGTGACATAATTAGCGATAGCAGTTGGTCGCCACTTCAACAAATAAAAAAATCAAAGACAGCAATTTGTATAACGATGGGTTGGTTAATCCATTCATCTAAAAATAAATTTGTTTTTGTTGGTGACATTAACTTCAATGATGATGGCACAGTAAATGAGGGTGGGAACTCAACAGTAATCCCAAAATCAAACATACTAAAACTAAAGGAGATAAAGCTATGACACAGTTAGACGAAGCTCATTTTGAACTTCATTCAGCAAATAAAGCAAGAATGAAAAATATGAATGACTTTTTTGATAACACAAACAAAGTGATGATAGTAGATGGTGACCTAGTTATATACAAGATTGCTTCTAGTTTAGAAGAACCTATTGACTGGGGAGATGACGTATGGACTTTACATTCTGATTTAGGAAAAGGTAAAACTATACTTCAACAAACTATTAATCATTATAAAGACAAAACAAAATCTAAAGAAGTTATCATTGCATTTTCTGATAAAAATAATTTCAGAAAAGAATTTGATAAGACTTACAAATCACATCGTAAGAAAATTAGAAAACCAATTTGTTATGCACCATTAAGAAAGTGGGCAGAGCAAACTTATAATTTTTACACTTTACCTAATTTAGAGGGTGATGATGTAATTGGTATTCTAGCTACACAACATTATAAAACTAATAATGTAATCATTAGTGGCGATAAAGATATGAGAACAATACCATCTTGGCATTGTTTTATAGGTGATGACCAATTGGAATACGTTGATGAAGAAAGAGCAAATTATAATTTCTTCACACAATGTTTAGTTGGTGATGCAAGTGATGGGTACTCAGGCCTGAAAGGTTGTGGTGCAGTAAAAGCATCAAGAGTTCTTTTAGATAAAAAAGGTGTTGATGAAATGTGGGAAGCTGTCGTTAGAGAATATGAACGTGCAGGTCAAACATTTGAAGACGCATACCATCAAGCAAGATTAGCCAGAATACTTAGAAAAGATGAGTACGATTTTGGCACAAGTAAACCTAACCTATGGAGTTATAGATATGAACACTACAAAGATACTAGAGCAGACAAAAAAGCTAGTTAGTACTGACAGAGAAGATAAGCATGGTGATAAAGTAGCTAATCACGAAAACATTGCTAGGCTTTGGTCAGGCTTTATTCAAAACAAAACAAAGCTAAACATTCAGCTACTTCCTGAAGATGTCGCCAATATGATGGCATTATTGAAGATAGCTAGAACACAAGCAGGTCAACATAACATTGATGATTATGTAGATGCCTGTGGGTACTCAGCAATTGCAGGTGAGATTGCTGAGAAACGAACTGAAATAAGTGCCACTTTAGGAGAAAACAATGCCAAAAAAGATAGAAACACCAACTCTTAGTGAAGAACTAATCGACTATTTGGATACGCTTTTTCCAGAAAAATGTGCTGACCTAACTCAGAATGATAAAGAAATATTTTATCAATCAGGACAAAGGTCAGTCGTTAAACACTTAATCGAAAAATATAAATTACAAAAGGAGACAGACTAATATGTGTTCATTTTCTAGACCGAGAATTGACCCACCGAAGCCTGAGCCTATTCCTGAAACGCCACCTATGGTGACAAATGCTACTACAACTAAAGATGCACCTAAACAAGCATCATCTACTTCAGCAGTAAGTCAAAATACAGCTATGAAGAAAAGACGTGGTAGAGGAAGTTTAAGAATACCTTTAACTTCATCAGGATTAAGTCAGAGTGGTACTAACTTTCCAACTTCTTAATAATGGAAAAATATAATTTAGATACATCTACTGTCGCTTTAGATAAATCTTTAGTGGAAAGTCAGTACACAAAGATGGAAAGAGACAGAGAACAATACTTGGAACGTGCAAGGGAAGTAGCTAAATTAACTATTCCACATCTATATCCACCAACAGGTGCTAATGAAGCAACTGAATATCCAACACCATATCAAAGTGTAGGTTCGAGAGGTGTCACTAACTTAGCTAGTAAATTAATGTTAGCTTTGTTTCCACCACAAGCACCATTCTTTAGATTAGATGTTGATGAATTAGTCTACAAACAAATTGAGGGTGACCCAAACCAAAAAGCTACAATAGAACAAGGGTTAGCTAAAATTGAAAAAGCTGTTATGGACAGCATAGAAAGTAATAATGACAGAGTAGCAGTTTACGAAGCACTTAAACATTTAATTGTTTCAGGTAATGTATTACTTAAAATGTCAGAAGATGGATTGAGAACATATCCATTAAATAATTATGTAGTTAAAAGAGACCCACAAGGAAAGATTTTAAAAATTATTATTAAAGAGGGAATATCTCCTAATACCTTATCTGAAAAATTAAGAAGAAATATTGGAGACAAAATTACAGACGAAAACAAAACACTAAATTTATATACTTGTGTTTATAGAGAAAAGAAAAGATTTTACGTTCACCAAGAATGTGGCAAACAAAAAGTTTTTGAAAAATATTACGATTTAGACAAACTTCCATTCATCGCACTTCGATTTAATAGAATAGATGGTATGAACTATGGGAGAGGTCATTGTGAAACTTTTGAGGGAGACTTACGAAGTTTAGAGGGTTTGACTAGAGCAATCTTAGAGGGCAGTAGTGCGTCTTCTAAGATGCTTTTTATGATTTCACCAAATGGTTCAACAAGAGCATCAAGCATAGCTAAAGCACCTAATGGTGCAATTATTGAGGGTAATGCACAAGATGTTTCAGTATTACAGGCCAATAAGTTTGCTGACTTTAGAGTTGGCTATGAAATGATGGGTAGAATAGAGCAACGATTACAGTTTGCTTTTCTACTAAATGCTTCAGTTCAAAGACAGGCAGAACGAGTGACAGCTACAGAAGTAC